TGCGGGTGCAGAAATAGCCTGCGCCTTGGCCTGCCCCCAGGCATGGCCAGCGATGGCGGCGGCCGACGCCCCGAGCACGAGCGCCCATGCCGAGGCGAACGACATGGCATCAAATGGTGCCTTCCCGGCCACCACATGCCAGACCGACAAGCCGAGGAAGGTCAGCACGCCGCCGACTGCGGAGGCCGCGATCAAGGCCGTCTTGCCAGCCGGGCCGGAGAAGACGGAGAGCATTAGGGGATACCGTGCCTGTTGATTCTGGCCGCGACCTCGGCTTCCATCAGCGGGCGCGGTGGCGTCATGTATTCGAGATATTCCGAGCCGCAGACCGAGCACGCCGCAGGATCACCGATCGTCTCTTCGCCAAGAGATTCGCAGGTGAGGCAGGCCCGGCATTTCAGGACGCGCTGCATCAGATGCGGCTCTTGATCCACGCCAGCAGCCGCGCCGCATCGGTGCGGATTTCGGCATCGGCGAGTTCGATCAGATCGCGGATGTGCGTCAGCACGCTCTCGTGGACAGGGGGCGGCGATGGAGTCGGGGTATCGGTCATGCATATCTCCTATGGATTGTAGTGTCTTCAATCACTCGACGAAGCTCCATTTGGGCTCTATTGAGATGGAAAGACCATTTATGTATTCCCCTTTCTCGCCTCCGCAATACGAGGCATCCGACTGGGCACCAGATGCCGAAACCTCCACGGCGATGTTTGCAGGGTAGTAGGACAGCGCCAGAGCGATTGCCGCGGAGACGTTGTTCTTGATCGTCTGCTCTGGCTCAGAACATTCGATCTCGCCGAACTTTTCCGCCAAAGCGGACTTGACGGCTTGCGATTTTCCGATCGCACTTACGAACCAACTCATTCTGTTTGCCTTACCTATGAAATCCAGTTGAAGAACTGAGAGAAGAACGACTGTTTCTTGGGGGCCGGTGCGCTCGGCGCGACGAACTGTTCCGTTGCCGGAGCCGGAGCGGGCGCGACGTATCCAGGAATATCGCCACCGTTGAACACTGCCTGTTCCAACGCGCGGCGATTCACCAGCCCCTCGACCACCACGCCGCCGGCAAGATTCCAGATCGGGAACTGCGCCGCCGCGCCGGCATAATCACCGGCGTTCAACAACCGCAGCATCGTGGATGTGCGGAACGCCTCGATACCCTCGTTGTATGCGAACGAGGTGAGCGCCGCCGCTTGATGGTCATTGAGCGAGGCCGTCACGGCGGATCGCACATCGCGCAGGAACCGTGCCACGATGACTTGCAGCCATGTCTCAGCCTGAGATTGAGTAAGCGGCGGCGTGTCTGCCGTGATCGGAACGCCGAGCGGCGTGTAGGTAGCGCCGTAGCCAACTGTCCAGACGCCGCGCACGTCCTGATAGGGCGCCAGGCGACAACCTTCGCAATGAGCGACAAGGGCCGTCGCCATCAGCAATGCGGTATCAGCCATGGAGAACCCCCACCACCAGCGCGACGCCGAGCAGCGCGCCGACAAAAATCTCGCCCCAGGCGGGGCCGTCATCGACCACAGCGCACGTCGGAAGCGGCAGCCGGTCGGCGAGCAGGTACAGCGGTGCGAACAGGGGCCCAACACCAAGCACCCACCACCAGGACAGATGCAGCCACCACAAGACGCCGGCCGGGAAGGCCACGCACAGAGTGCCGACAGTCGCCATGCCGATGATGTCATGGGCCAGAGAATCGGCAGGGATGCCGATGCGCCCCGGAATCCAGGACCATGGGCTCGGCTTCTCGTGGCCGTGATCGGCGTTCATGTCCATGTACGGTCCCCACCCCGTAAGGGCGAGCCCTATGAAGAATGCAGGTGCCAACGCCAGCAGTCGCCAGTCATGAGCGAGATAGGCCAGCGGGGCCGCGAACGCCGCGCCACAGAACGCGCGGCCGCCATCGGCACCGAGGTCGATGCCAGTCGCAGCCGTGAAGGCTCCGCCACGGATGCGCCAGATGATGGCCCCATAGATCGCAGCGATGAGGTAGATCATGGCCTCTCCTTGGGCGGCCCACCGGCCACGGACGATGAGTAGAACACCGGGGGCAGATGTTTCAGCACGGTGCGGCTTTGTCCCGCCGGCAGGTGGCCCTTGGCTGCGGTGCCCTTCGCGTGCTGCCCCTGGGCGCCCTTCCCGCCTTTGCCGCTTCCCGGGTGCTTGCCGCGGAGATCGATGCGCACTTGCCCGCGCTTCTTCCGCGCCGCATCGGCGGCTTTGGAAAGCTGTTCGGCATTCGTCTCCCGCCACGGCAGCGCGAAATAGACCGGCCGCGTGGTGCCATCCCGCAGCACCCAAAGCCGGATTGCACGAGGCTGGTCAAGCTGGAACGCCAGCACGACGCCATGCAGCCCGGAATGCCAGCCGGTATGGCGCGGCTGACCAAGCGCGGTCTGCCAGACCAGGATGGACACGGCGCAGAACACGGCGAAGGCAATGGCCTTGACGTAGCTGATCTGCGGCCTGATTGCCACGACGGCGGCGACGGATGCGGCGATGACGGCGATGATGAGTGCGGTCATGTGCAATCCAGCATTCGGAGAGCAGACAACCGCCCTCTGTCAAAGGCATCTTCTTCGCGCTGGGAGATTTCCGACTTGACCGCGGAAAGCGCGGCCCGAATCTTCCCGTGGAAAGAAATCTGTGTCCCCTGTTCTGCGGCGCTTTCGTAAGCGCGGGCCATGGCCTTCACCATTTCGTCGTCAGTCATGGGGCAGACATCCCATTGTTGTAGAGAGCGTGCTGGATATGGTTCACCGCCGCCGGCAGGAAATGCCCCTTGGCATCCAGCCTGAACTGGAACGCGGTGAGTTCCTGGCCCGGCTCCGTCATCGTGAGAGACCGGCTCAGAACTCGCTTCCACGAGCCCTTGGCATCGGCCAGCCAAACGGAGAGACGCGCCTGGATCGGGAACTGGCCGTCATAGGCGCGGTACTCGAAGGCGTTGACGATCCATAGCCCTGGTGTCGCCTTGCGGCAGATCGTTTCCTCGCGGTTCTGCGACGCCGGGTCCATCGAGCGCCCGAGATCGTCGCGCACAAGATTGCAGTCCTGTCCGGTCATGTGGGAGAAGCCGACCGGCTTGCCTGCGGGACCGCGCACCCAGAGATCAACGTCCGAATCGCTGGTCTTCTGCCAGTGCAGCGTTACCACGAGACGCCCCTGCATAGGTGGCGGCGAAGTCTTGCCCTTGTGCTGGACGGCGGCGAAGATGGAAATCGCCAATAGCACGACGACGAAATTGGTGAGGAAGTCGATCGTGGCGACATAGTAGCCGTCGCGCCGCTTAAAGCTCTTCACGGCCGGTCCACCATGCGACCTCATTGAGCCACGCCAGGACCGTCATGCCGGTGATATTCGGCACAAGCGCGAACACCGCACTCTGGATGACCGGTAGCATTCCGCCGGTCAGTGACCGTATCTGCGAGAATGCCAGCACCATGCTGAGGCCGGTGAAGACAAGCCCCCATTTCGTGGCGGAGTTGGCGATGTGCGATACATGCTGCCAGCCGCCCATGAAGGCTGCCACGAGGCCGAGAACGCCATAAGCGGCAAGGGTGGTCACGAATACCAACTCGGCGCCCTGGATGCGGGGGAAGGATGTGAAGACTCCCAAGCGCCAGTAGATGACCACGAGAGTCAGCATCGCGGTGTTGGCGACCAGGAAGCGGGGGCGCAGGAACGGGGTCATCCCGCGCACACCCACAACGCCGCAGCGACAAACGCCCCGAACGCCAGCATCGCTGCGCTTATGCCGATCGCGATCTTGCGGTCGTTGTTCATCGCAGCACCGTCACAACTAGCGCGAACGCCAGCGCGAGATTTACCATCGTGATGATGCCGAGCGCGATGAGCATCCTGGTGTCGAAGTCGCTCATGACTTGAGCCCCACGAACCGATTCTCCTCCAGGAACTTGCGGACAACCGTCATCGGGATGAAGTAGCTGATGTCGGGGAAAAGCTGCGTCGGAGCGTGCGGGCCGGAGCGGACACCGAGCACGGCTTGCAGGACGCCCGCCAGACGCCAGCCCCCGCGATAGACATACGCGCCGCCACCGGAGTTGCCCGGATAGGCCGGGGCCGAGCCCTGCCAACCGCTGAGGCCGTGCACCGAGTGCGGCACCTTCCCGACAACGGCGCCCTGCGTCAGCGCGATATTCGTGCCCATCGGAGCGCCGGAAATCAGTTCCGGATCACCGGGGATGACATGCCCCCAATAGAGCGGTGCCGGCCCCCAATGCTGCCGCACCATGATCAGCGACAGATCGAGCTTGGCGTCCGTTGCCACCACGGTCCCGCGATAGGTGTGACCGAGATAATCGACCTTGGGGTGACGCCACACCGGCTTCTGGAAATCCTGCGTCACCACATGCGCGCAGGTCAGCACCAGCGAGAATGTCTGCGGCTTGCCGGCGATGGAGAAGCGGACATTCCCGATGACGGTGCCGGAACCGGAGCCGCCGGGAACGTCGATCTTGGCGGACCATTTCAGGACTTCGCGGGGTTGTGCGGGGGAAGCCGGCAAGAGTGCCGGGCCAGCCGCAGCGCCGGCCATCAGCATGGCGGCAAAGGCTACCTTAAACATCGAAGCGGCCCATCGAAATCCCTCTCGATTGCGGCGCAGATGACTTGATGCGCGGACTGTGCCATAACGGATGTCTACAATCAACTACAATGTTGACATCTGATTACAAATAACTACATCTAACTACATGGTAGGGACGACGCCGCTGCGATGACAAAGACGAATGCCGTCAGCTTCCGCGTGGAACCGGAGGAGAAAACCGCTTTGGAACAAGCGGCTAAGGATGATTCCCGCACCGAGTCGTCCCTGTTGCAGAAGATATTGAAGGAATGGTTGCGTAAGCACGGCTATCTGCCCGATGTTAGCTAGGCCGCCTAATCCTCAGCCTCCATCGAATGGAGCGCCGCGATCAGCAGCCCGTGCGCGTGCGAAGCGGAGACACCCGGAGTAGATTCGTAGCCGACGCCACCATCGGCCGTTTCGTAGATTATCACCCCGCGCACTCCGCCCTGGACGCGGACTTCATCGAGCGATTGCAGCCATCCTGTGCGGGCGTGACGCTTGTTCGGTTCCGCGCCGGCCGCGCTGGGGTGCTGGACGATGGTCATGGCAAAACCTCCGGCGGAACGAAACCTGGCGTCATCCAAACTACGGGCTTGCCGAGCGTCTGGAAGGTCTCAAGCTCCACTTTCATCCCGTAGGACTGCTCCCACGATTCAGCCTTCAGCATGATGAGGCCGTGCGCGGCATCCATCATCGGGCGGTCGCAAGGCAGCCAGATAGTATGGTCAAGCGGGTCGAGACCGGCATGGAGTGCGATTGGGTGCGTATGGGCGATCGGGCTGAATACCGGCACTCCGGCACGAATCAGCAGCGCGGTTTGCCGGCATGCCAGAATGAACGCCGACTCGATACCTGCCGGATATTTCGAATAGGGCGTCGCCAGATACCAGAAGGAACGCTCGAAGCGGAGTGCCCGCGCAAACTCTGGATCGGTCGTGGCGCGCTCCCGGATCGAGTCGCAGAATGGCCGCGTCAATGTCATGACCCCACTCCAATTTCTCCGGCAATGGCGGCGTAGCCGGCGGCGTCAACATAATGATCACGCACCGGAGTGCCCTGCACGGAACGCACCATCTTGAGCGTCGTCATCATCCAGGCCACATCCATTGGCGTGATCGGCCCTTGGCTTTTCCTCGCCGCAAGATAGGCATTCCACATGCCGGCGATAGCATCGAAGGACCGTTCCTTATCGCCATGCGTGTCATTGCGGGCTCCGTCAACTATCGATGCGGCTTCGCGGAGTATGGAGGATGACACCCCGCCGGACGCAGCTTCTTCAGTCATCTGTAATCTCCGTTTTCCTGGCCGTCACGTTCAAGAGCTTTGAGGGCCGTCCGGTTCTGCATCGCATCGGCTGCCGCCAGCATGAGCCGCCCCACGACGCGGCACCGTTTTGGATCCATCGCCTCGGCCATCACGGGCTCGACCGATACAGCCGGATCGACCCAGAAGCCGACGGCGATATCGTCCTTGCGCATCATGACGGTGAGCGAGGGCATCAGATGCCGCCGAGGCTGCGCGCGGGAAGCGTCACGCCATTGAGTTTAGCGAACTCCCCGAAGAGCTTTACTGCGGCAACATCATAAGCGCGAGCGGCCGCTGCTTCTGAGTCGAAATATCCCAAGTGGATTTGCCGGCCGAGCATGACAATATAAGACCTCCAACAATTATCGCGCTCGAACCAAGATACACCTTTAAAGTTCGAGGCACCTCGACCTCTGCGCATGTTTCTGCTGTTTTCGGAATTTGAACAGAGGCGAAGGTTCTCTAGGCGGTTATCCAGTCCATTGCCGTTGATGTGGTCAACGCATCATCCCGCGTGGCGCGTTCATAAGATGCCTATGGCGGTAGGTCTTGCGCTGCCCCTGCGGCTGCCTGTCTATCCGGTAGGCGTAATATGTGCCGCATTTCCCAGACTGCACATTCCATTTCATTTTCGATAGAGCGGCGAATACATCGTCGTCAACAATCGAAAACTTATTCGGCCCGGCTGGAAGGTTCTTCATGCTGTCTTTTACCGCAAGAGGAACCAGAGGGCTACGGAACAATCAGCACCGCCCCCGCAGGAAGCGCAGATAATCGGCAGCCCGTTCGACGCCCCAGAACA